TTTTTTAATTCTGGATCGTAAGTCTCTAAATCAAAAGCAATAACTTTTGCATCAAAAATGTCAGGTAATTCATGTGGAGGAATCCATTCTGGTTTTGGTTGAAAAAAATTTGTTTCTGTAACATTAGTCATTTTTACCCTTCCGTTGAACTATTTCACCAGCTATGCTTGCATATGCAGCTAAATCAACAAAGCTATCTTTTTTAGAAGAATGCATAATTCTAGCTATTTTTACTAAACCCATCATGATAGCAACTTGCTCTGGTTCTATTTTTGTTTCTAAAAAAATAGACCATAAATCAGCTATGCGCTGATGATTTTTAAGCTTATCTCCATAATCTTTATTCCTTTCTCCGCCTATAAGATCTGATGCTTCTTTTAATATTTCTTTAGATATCATCTTTCATCACCATACATTCTATAACCTTCTTGTTTCTGAGCCTCGACAATATACAAATTTTGTTTTGCTCTTGTAACAGCTACATAAAACACCCGGTGTTCATCATCGGGATTTTTTATATAAGACTTATAAACTAATTTACCTAAATCTAAAAGAACAACTACATTATCGCATTCTCCACCTTTAGCTTGATGAATTGTTGATACTCTTATTCTTGGTTCTTTACTAAAATCTTCTCCAAGATCTTTTAATCTTCTTAAATAAACAATCTCATAAGCATCTATATTATCTAAAACATCATACCAATTACCATCAGATAATAATCCATGATTTTTTTTAAGGTCATCAATACTTAACATAGTGTCTTCATTTAAATTTTTAAAATTTTTTCCTCCTCTTTTTATACCAATACCATTTTTCTTTTTTTCAGATTTAATTTTTGAGTATAGTGTTGATGCTTCTTTTAAACTTACTAATTCACCTTGTTGTAGTTTTTCCCAAATATCTATAGCATCAACTATGGTTCGTGATACGGGTCTATGTTCCCCCCTTCCATACCAATAACCTAAATCTTTAAGTGTATCTTCAATAATTTCATTTCTAATTTTTTTTGTTCTTCCCAAAATAAGCCAATTACCTTTAGATATGTCAATATGTTTAAGAGCTGCAACCCTATAAATTTTACCTTCTTCTTCTTTAGGTTCCCAAACTTTAGGTCGTCTTTTTCTTATGTGACTAATAATAAAATTTGCTAATCTGTAAATTCTTTTTGGACACCTATAAGATTTATTTAAAACAGTGACATCTCCTTTTAAATTAATAAATTTATCAACATCTGCACCAGACCACCTAAAAATAGCTTGATCATCATCCCCGGCAATGTAAACTTCTTTGCTTGTTTTAATAAGTTTATCAACCATGTTATATTGAATGCGAGGCATGTCTTGTGCTTCATCAATAAACAGTACATCAAAGTGTGTTGAAAATGTGTCATTTGTGTAATCAACTATCATGTCAGTAAAATCAAAAACGTCATTCTTTTTTTTATATTCTTTTATAGCTCTATCAATATAGTCTAATCTTTCCCACCTTATCGATTGTTCATCATTATAAAAGTCAAATGCTTTTTTAAGAGAGATATCTTTTAAACGAGATAAATTTATTAAATTAGCATAATGATAATTTGTGTTTGTATAAATAGATTGATCATTGTTATCAAAAACTAAATTAAAACCAATTGTTTGAGAAAGTTCTTTCCAATGTTTTGATTTCATCAACTTACTTTCATCTTGTGGAAGATGACTTAAAGCAAAACTATGTAATGTACGAAAATGAACTAAATCATCTTTACTAGCTTGAAACTTTTCTCTGGCTCTGTCTCTGGCTTCGTAAGCAGCTTTTTTGGAAAAAGAGAAAAAACCTATCTTGTCCCAAGCTATCCCACTTTCTTTTTTTTGCTGACAAATATTTAGTAATGTCGTTGTTTTTCCTGTTCCAGGTGGTCCTAAAATAATTTTTATCAAAACGGAATTTCCTCTTCTTCATTCTTACCTCCCAATACTTGATCTTCTTTAGATACCTCTTTGTCAGTAAGTACTGAAGGAAGATCGATTTCTTCTGTAGATTTTTCAAAAGCAGGTAACATCCATACTCTTGTTTGTATTTTTCTAACAGAAACTGTAATATTCAACCCGCCTAGATCTTTTAATCTTTGAACAACCCAAATTCTTTTTACTTTAAAATTCTTGCTATTTTCCAACCATTTAGATAAATCTACTAATCTAAAATAAGTTGGATTAGCTTCAATTTTTTCTTCGTTGATTGTAAACTCTTTTGTTTTTTCATTATCTGTAAATGCTTTTTGCATGTCTAACTCATCTATAGAATAAGCCTCTCCTCTACCTGTACAAAATTCTTTTAAATAATCATTAAACTCTCCAACTTTTGAAGCATCTGAAGGAGCCTCTTCTTGTCTAATTTTTTCAAACAGTATAGAAAGAATTTCATCCCAATCTTTATCTTTCATTGAAGGAACAAATTTTAATAATTGTTTACCAACAGTTTTTCTAATCAATCGATGACTATATAAAACATCAATATCATCTATTTCTATTCTTCTATCTCCTACATTTAAAAACCACAACTCATCACCTAAAACAGACAAGTCACTATACTCTGGATGATCAAAATCAGATTGACCTATGCCATGTTTTCTAAGTTTACATAAAGCTTTTTGACACACAGAAGAAATTGGTTGATCATTACAGCGATAAGAATACTTAGGAGAACCATCTGTTTTATTTGACCTTACTTGTTTTTGTAATGTAATAATTTCTCCTGCATCTAAAGGTGGGTCCATATAATCCATGTTATATTTTTCCATTAAAGCCTCCCAATTATCGGGATTAGATTTTCTATAAAAAATTCCTATGTTAAATAATCCATTATTGCGTGTACCTTCTGGGTATCCTTGAGTCGTTAATATTTGTAAGCATGGTGGTCCTTCAGGTATGACTTCTTGTTTAACCTGTATTGCTATCTTACTGATATCGTCACAAACATATTTATCATATAGTTCAAAGAATTCTTCGAGAGTAGCTCCCTCACCATTATCGAGATACGCGTACCGGGTTTCACCATGATAAGGTAAATTCAACCATGAACCTGTGTCTCTTTCATTGGCAAGTTGTGTTTGTTTAGGAAATATTTCTGCTTTTGCATGGCCAAGGTAAGAAGCTATCTCCCTAAGTTTTTGTTGAAACAAAGCAGCAGATTGAGGTTTTTTTGAAAAAAGAAAAATATGTGCACCAAAAGATTTTGATGAGCACATTATTAATGGTAAATTATATTCTCTTATTTTTGATAATATTTTTTTATGATCCAAAGGGTATTCGTCTACATCAATACATCCCCATGAAGATGTTGCATCGTCACGAATTGGTACAATACCAAGAGCAGGTTCTTTACCTTCCAAATGATTTTCATACATATGAAGAGTTGGTGGTTCGTGTTTCGTGAACATTTTACCATCTTTTTTTCCATTAGCTTTTACATCAGTATAACGATACTCTCCATGTGCACGGTCTAAACCAGTAAATATATTTTTAAATTTTTCTACTTTCATAAATCATATAAATTAAAAAAGGGGGCATAGCCCCCTTAAATTTAATATTAGCCAAGAACTTCGCTATGAGCTGCTTGAGGCTTGACTTCAACAATTTCCTCGGCATCTACCATAGCTTCAGGTGCTGGATCAATTGACCCAGAGCTGACTAATTCATGAAAGTTTTGTGCTTCACCCACAATAAAAGATGGATTTTTTAAATCATTAATAGATTTATCTAGTGTTATTTTCCATCCCCACCAATCATTCTTCTTATTTTGTTCGAGAACAGTTTCCATTTTATAAACATTCGCAAACATTGGAAGAGTCATAAGTGACCCATTCTTGGATTGAACTTTTTGATTCATCATCATTGTATTCCAATAACGGGATTTTTTGTATTGAGTTTTCTGCATAATGATTTGACATCTTTCAAAAGACCCATCATCATTTAAACGTAAAACAAAATACTCGGCAGTTCTTACAATATATGTAGGGCTCATTGCACCATTAATCATATAATGATCCTCACCATCTGCACCCCTTGTAAGAGGAGGGCAATTTTCTGGAGTATAGATTTTTTCTGGATAACCAGAACCTTCTCCAAGTGGAGACCATTCAACACAGCGTACTCTAAAAGCACAAGGTATGACAGAAATACTATCATAAAAATCTTTATTAACTGAGTTAAAAATATTTCCTTGCTCAAGTCCTTCGACATATTTTGCATTTGATTTTTTAACTTCAGGAGTTTGAGAACTAGCAATTTTTAAAAATGGAATTGCCATTTCTCCAGCATTAACATTTTCAAACCCAACACCAGCGTGGGAAGAAAAGTCAATAACTTCAGTCGATACTTCATTTTTCTTTTTTCTCGTTACATCGTTCATCGTTATTTTCCTCGTTTAATTTTAACTTTACTACCAATAAAAACACTAAACACTTCCATCGGTATATCGTTACCTTTGTTTATTTGTTCACCAATTAAGGCATTCAAGGTCATAGGCTCGACCTTGCGTTTTTGATCTGGGTATAATTCTCTTTGCTGTAATTCATTAACTAGATTATCAGCTACTTCATTATCACCCTTACCAAACTTTATTGAAACAATGTTTTTGATTAAGTCACCATGTCCATTGTCTTCTAACCATTGAAATGCTTCAGGTTGATTTTCTTTAGTAATAGTACCTCTATAAAAAGGTTTAAAACTAACAGAGTCTCCTTCAACAGTTTTAATTTCTTTAACTCCCCGCTGTGTCATAAGTTCAACAATTTTGTCATTGGCTTGTTGCAGCTCTTGTTTTTTTCTTTTAACTTGTTCTTCTAAGTTAAGTATTTCAGATTCAATTTTTAAATATTGATTAGAAACTTCGGAAACATCAGATACTTCACTAATGTCTACTTTTTTTTCTTCAGTTTGAAAATTTGTAAAATCGACTTTATCATTCATAACTATTCCTTTCATTTAAGTCTATCTGTATAGGATAATAGGTATAGGTTCTTCTATCATATTTAAGAACTTTATATTTTCCCCTATTATTGTAAGAAGCAACAGAACAAGCAACACCTATCATAGCTGGATCACCAATTAATAATAAGTAATCATCGTCACTAAAATCTTTCATAATACTTTTAGCTTTACGAATAGCAGGCCCAGGCGACAACATAATTTGTTTTCCTTCTTCATATAAAGGAATTAGTTGTCCATATTGTTGTGCAGAGATAATATTAAATTTAGATACCTCTTGTACTACAAATACTTTTGCTTTTTTTTCTGTGTCTTTCATCTTTCTTGAAGACCATATATTATTTTTATTTTAAAAACACAATAAAAATGTTATTAAAAAAATTAGAAAGTATGAGTAACATAAAATATAGCTTTAAAACTAAGCCTTTTAGCCATCAATTAGCTGCAATGGGAGCCTTTTTAAATCATTTAAAGAGGGGAGAAAATGAATTCGCACTGCTTATGGAGATGGGTTGTGGAAAAACAAAAGTGTTAATTGATGGTGTTTCTTACTTATATGACAATGGATTTGTTTTTGGTTTATTAGTTATTTGTCCTAATGGTGTTAAAGGAACGTGGGTAAAAGAAATTGAAACACATATGCCAGAACATGTTGATCGTAATGTAGTTGTTTGGACAGGTCAAAAAACAAAAAAGCATGAAGAAGAATTACAAAGTTTATTTTTAGTAGAACCTGCAAAAGTAAATTTAAATGTTTTAATAATGAATGTTGATGCATTCACCACGGATCGTGGTAAAAAATTTGCAGATCGTTTTTTATTAACTCGTCAAGCAATGATGGTTGTAGATGAAAGCACTGTTATTAAAAATTCAACAGCACAAAGAACAAAGGCAATAACTAAACTTGGTAGTTTGGCAAGGTACAGAGTTATCATGACAGGTTCTCCAATTACTAATTCTCCTGAAGATTTATATGCTCAATGTAATTTTTTAAATCATGAGCTGCTTGGCTTTAGTTCTATATACACTTTTCGAGCTCGATATTGTCAGATGCAAAAACTATCTTTTGGAGGAAGGTCATTTAATAAAGTAGTTGGTTATAAAAATTTAGAAGAATTAAATATTAAATTAAGAAAGTTTTCCTACCGGGTATTAAAAAAAGATGCCTTAGACTTGCCTAAGCAAGTATGGATGAAAAGAACTGTTCCATTAAGCACGGAACAACTTGATGCTTACATGCAAATGAAAAAATTTGCTTTAGTGCAGCTCAAGGAAGAAACATTGACGACTACGTCAGTGCTCGCTCAAATGATAAGACTTCATCAAATAGTATGTGGCCATATGGCTACCGATGATAATAAAGTTGTTTCATTACCTAACAATCGTATTAAAGAACTATGTGCTATTCTAGAAGAGCATGGTGAAAAAGTGATCATTTGGGCGAATTATCGTCACGACATTCAAGAGATTGAAAAAACATTATCAAAGAAGTATGGACCGGGATCCGTGGTCACTTATTATGGAGACGCTCCTCAAAATGTTAGACAAAAATATATTGAACGATTTCAAACAGAACCTGACACAAGATTTTTTATAGGTCAACCAATGACCGGGGGGCGTGGTATAACTTTAACAGCAGCTAGCTTAACAGTTTTTTATTCCAACAATTATGATTTAGAAATAAGAGAACAAGCAGAGGCACGCAATCATCGTATTGGAACTGAAGATAAAGTTACTTACATTGATTTAGTTGCTGAAGGAACTGTTGATGAAAAAATTATTTATGCTCTTAGAAATAAGATAAACCTTGCTACATCGGTGTTAGCAGAGGAAGTAAGAAAATGGTTAATATGATTTGCTATAACTGTAAAGGAAATGGATATGTTAAATTATCATTTGAAGCAGAGACTAACATTGAGCAGTGTAAGATTTGTAACTCACAAGGGGAACTCGATGAAACTAAGTACTATCACCAAACATGGACAGAGGGCGTTGAAGATTCCGTCTCAATCTACTATGGACCACTTCTCGACCCAGAGTGTTTCAAAAACTACAAAATTCATAAAGAGTAAACCAGTTGTAATATTTAAAGGGGAGCCTCCATTTTGATTATAAAAGAAAAGAGCTGCACTCGTTGTAAAAGAGTTAAACCCTTAAATCAATTTGATAGAAAAAAAGAAAATAAAATAGATGGACGTAAGTCCTGGTGCAAGGTTTGTTCAAGTAGACACAATAAACACGTTTGGGCTAATGGAAAAGGTGATAAAGATAAAGCTACAATAAGTGCAGATCCTCGTAAGTTTTTTAATCATTGGTTAAAAGATGCAAAAAATGGAAAAAATAGGCATAGGCATCCTGTTGACCCTAATTTAACCGTAGATGATTTATTATATCTTTTTAAAAAACAGGAATATAAGTGTGCAAAAACAGGAATACTACTTACACATTTAAAAGGACAAAGAAAAGTTAACACAAATGTGTCTATTGATAGAATTGATAATGATTTAAAACTGTATACTTTAAGTAATATTCAGCTTGTTTGTTATAGATATAATCTCATGAAAGGGGATATGACAGAAAAAGAGCTTGATAAGTGGTGTAAAAGTATTTTATCATTTATGAATGATTAAAACATTTTTATTAGTAGTAAGTTTATGGGGTTATAATGGTAACTCATGGGTTTATACTGGTAATCAAATGGTTTACAGCAATCCTATGTCAAAAGAACAATGTGAAGAAATTGTAAGTAAATGGACAAAATTTGAAATGAATAAATATTTTCGTTTTTCTTTAGAGTGTATAGAAGATATCAGAAAAGAAACTTAGTTTATAAGTGTTAAAAACTATTTTAATTTGTGCTGCAATTATAATTAGTACTTGTATTTGGAGATATTATTCTCCTTACCAAGTCTTTTTAAGAGACTGTGTTTACAACGATTTTTTAGGTGGAGACTTCAGTAAAGAGTATTGCACATGGAAATATAAGCAGCTTTTACAAGAAGATTCTTGGTTAAAAGAGCTTTTACGTTGAATTTTTAAATTATTTTATTATAATTTATTTGTATTTGGTGGGACAAGACTCCCTTTTATTATTTTCCTCCGTTCCACCAAAATACTTGTTTTCTTCTTTATAAAATATTATACTTCGCAAAAAAAGGAGTGGTATGAATTTACCTAACAGTCCTGTAAAAAAAATATATGAATGTCGATCTTGTGGACACGTATCAATAAAATTTTGGAACCCTCACTACGATAGAACCTACACAAAAGAAGAGTGGAGAACTATTTTATCAGAAGGTTTACAAGCCCTTAGAAAAATTCTAGGGCCTGTTACAGATGATCCAAAGTTTTTTAGTAATTAGTTTTTAAAACTTTGAGGGCCAGATAAAGATCTTAACTCTTCCCATTTTTCATATTCTTCAACTACAATTTTTTCTATTTGAATAGGCTTAGATAGCTGAGTTCTTTTACACATTTTATCAAGCAACTTTCTGGTCTTCGCTGTAATCATTTGATTGTAATGCGTTTGTTTTTTCTTTTTCATATTCTTTTTCCTTCTTTTTTAAATTGAAACACCTAATACATAAGTGATCAAAACTATTTTTTACTGTCATCATTAAATCATGATGATATTTTTTATAACAATGAGTACACTCCGAGTGTGTATTAAAGATACTCATTTTCTAAATTCTCCTTCTCTTTTCCAATGATCCTCTCCTTTAACAAAAGTTTTGCGATCTGTAGCTAACCATCCAATAACACCGTAATATTGTGAGTTATTGATATGCATCCAGATCAATGTTGGTTTTGGTTTTCTAAAATAATTAAAAATTTTTTTAATCATGTTCTCCCTTTCTTGGTTCTTCATTCATTAAAGTATTTATTCTCCACTCTTCATGCTGATACTCTTCATCGGTAACATAAGACACTAATAAGTTTTGAAGTAACGAGCCACGCGATCCGTGTTTCGCTGATATAGATCTAATACAATCTTTAAATGTAATATCACCAGGCTCCTTTATTTCTTTTGGCTGTATAATATTTTTTAAAAATTCAAACATTTTCTTCCTTTCTTTAATATAATATTTTATTACATTATATTACTAAACATGTCAAATATGGCTGTTTTCTGGGCTATTTCCACTCCTTATTTTCCTCATAGTTTAATTCTTCATCATATTTAATCTCGTTGAAATGTGTCTTAATAATGTTCCAATGTTCTTTACTTGGGTATGAAAAATATTTTGTAAAACGAAACCAATGTTCTACTGTTGTATAATCAATCCCGGTTACTTCACTTAATTTTTTTGCATTAGTTTGTGATTTTAAATACTTCACAAATGGTTCTTGTTCCGGGAGCCGTGGTCGATGGGTCATTTCATCTTTTAATAATTCTTTTACTCTATCAGGTTTATCTTTTAAAATTTCTTTAAAGACTTGAATAGATAAAGTTTCTTGGACACGATGGTTGGATGATCGTGTTTTCTTTCCCATAAGTAAACGAGCTGCATATCGTTCTGCATTTTCCGATGAGTCAATTGCTGTAGGCGTTCTCCAAAATTTATTTCTCAGCTAACTTCTCTCCTATTGCCCAAACCATGACCCCAATAAAAATTAAAACAATTAAAATTAATCCTAATAAAATTTCACTTATCATTTTTTTTCTCCAGATCTAATGCAACGGCAATGTCTAAAGGTTTATGCATATGCACACCCTTAGATGCCCACTTCTCTTTTCTTTTTTTCCAACTATCTTTTATTGTCCCATCTTCGTTTACCTCTCCTCGCTTCCCATCATTCGCTGTTGGTGTTGGCCACATTGCAACGGCTCTGTCTAAAGTTATTTGCACATGTTTTCCTGTTTTGGGATTATATGCTCTCTCTCCTTTTTTAGCAGGTTTGCCATCTTTTGTGACAAGTGTTTTTAACATTTCTCCTTTTCCTGCTGATTGATTAGTTGGTGTTGGCCACATCTTTTCTTCTTCTTCCAAAACTTTTGTTGCAAGTGAATGACCTTTCGTTCCTCTTCGAACTGATGGAGGAATTTTTGTTCCATCTTTCCAGTCTCTACTCAGAGGTGTTGGCCAATTCGTCTTCATAGGTTTGGAGGATGCTGAGTCCGATGTAGTAGGGAATGGAAGGGACGAGACTATTTCCGAGTGATTTAAGTCTGTCCACCCTTTTGGGTACCCCATTAGCCACTCTACCCACGTTGGGTTCAATGTCCCACCACCCGTCCCACGGACGTCTGGATGATTGCCCAACATTTTCTGCATCTTCCCACCCGGTCTCCCCGCGTGATGTTCGCTCGCTTGAGGTGTTGGCCATTGTTTGACCATCCCCCTCAGGTTGCCCTTCGCTACGTCGTGTGGAATTCCCTTGTCGTTCTCCTTCATGTGAGCTGAGTATTGATCCGATGTTTTTGGTGTCGGCCATAATCTCTCCTCTTTGACTTGATCCTGAAGTCTGATCTGCATTGGTTGACCACTCGGTCTTTTCAGATGACCCTCGTCCAATGCCTTCTTTATTCCCGGAAGGTTCGAGCCCCCCGCCATGTTGTCTGGTGTCCTCCACATTCTTTGAGGAGAGGGGTATACTACTTGCTCCCTCAGAGTTGAATGCGTTGTTCTCCCTTTTCTGTTGTTCTGATATTGTTTTTTCAAAGCCTCCTCGCTTCTCGGAGGTAGTGAGTCCATTGCGTTCGGAGTTAGCAATAATCCAGACTCTTTCTCTTTGGTGGTTCGCACCGATGCTCGAAGCTGAAATACTAAACGTCCTTGCGGCGTAACCTTCACTCTCCAAGTTCTTGAGAACGGTGTCGAGACCGAGTTTAATGTGCCCACTAACGTTTTCTCCAATAACCCAAGACGGTCGCAGCTCTTGGACAAGTCTAAACATTTCTGGCCAGAGGTGTCTTGGATCTTTTTCACCTTTTTTTCTACCTGCAACGGAGAAAGGTTGGCAAGGGTATCCTCCTGTAATGATGTCGATTGGAAAAACTCCATCTGTTTTGATTGTGTCATGGTTTAACTCCTTAATATTCGTGTACCGGGGAACGCCGGGATATCTTTTCTCTAAAATTTCTAAACAATACTTCTCAATATCGCAAAAGGCAACTGTTTCAAATCCACCTGTCGCTTCTAAGCCCAGGCTGAAACCACCAATTCCAGAAAAAAGGTCTAAATGTCTTAATTTCATGCTTTCTCTCCAAAAAGATTTCAAACTGATTTACCCTAATAGTGTTTTCAAATCAAGCATTGAAAAGATTTCAAACTGATTCAGCCTAATAGTGTTTTCAGATCCTGGAATGAGAATATTTTTTATAAAAAAAAATAAAAAAATTTAAAATTTTTAAAAGAACAAAAGAAGAACACTTGAAAAATCTAGGAAAAAAGCCAAAAATTTAGAAAAACCCTTATATTGTCATAGTATGGGGTTATAGTGAAGGGTTGTATATATAATAAGTATTGTATTTTTATATTATAAATTATAGTATTTTATTATATTTATTAGAAAGGATAAAATAAAATGATGAATAAAAAAGAAGAATATAAAAATTTTCGTTTTTTTAAAAAGTTAAGTAAATTTGAAAAAGGGGAATTAAATAATTTTGTTAAAATGAATAAAGAAATTAAGAAAGGAAAAAATAAAATGAATATAAAATTATTAAACGAATTAATTAATAAGATTGTAAGTGAATTTATTGGTAATGATAACAAAGATTTTATCTCAGAAATTCATGATCATGAACTTTTATATATTAAAGAAAATTATGATCTAGTTTTTAAAAAAATTGGAATAGATGAATTTGTGAAAATGGTTATGGAAAAATTTGAGGCAACAAGAAAAAAAAATGAAAGGGATTTTTTAATAAAATCTGGAAAAGTAATTGATGAAAATATTGAAAATAGTTGTCTTGATTATGTTTTAGTTACTTTAGGAATTGCCCCACATTTAAAAAATAATTTAGATGTTTTAATTGATGATATTAACGAAGAAAAAAACACTTCTGGAAATTCTAGAAATTGGGAAAAGCAAGAAGTTTTAAAAGTAACATTATTATTAAAGGCTCTAAAATGATCTTTAAAAATATAAAAAGATTTGATGTGTATAAACAAAATAAAATTATTTCTTACTTTGTTTTATATTATCATAATGGAAGTAAAGAAATTTTAACTAATCAACAATTTATAGAAAGGAAAAAAGAAAATGTTTAATAATAGTAAATATTTTATTTATAGGGGTTTTGAAATAATCGAAAATTCTAACAGTTTTAATATTTATTATGAAAATGATAAACTTTTAAAAATAATACCTAAAGACAATAAACAAAGTTTCAAAGTTGTTGAAACTTTTATTAATGAATATTTAAGAAAGGAAAATTAAAAATGAA